AAAATGGATTTGTTAGAAAGTTTGATGTTTATGCAAATAGCCAACGGAGTTGCTGTTTTGTATAAAAAATCAGTAATAGGAATGCCTGATGAGGTTGGAGCTGTATATTTATTAGATTACAATAGAATAACTTGGCCTGAAAATTTCAAAACAAACACTAGTATTAAAAAAGAAGATAATAATATTGGTAAGCAAAAAATAAAATACGATAAAGATGGTGAAAATTTAGATATCGCTATAGACGATTTGTACTTTTTTTATGACATGCCAAATGCTTTTAATAGTAAAAACTTATTTAGTTGTAAATCAAGATTAGACGGGTTAAAGCAAACATTAATAAACACTTCGGACTCTTTAGTTGCAAAGAATATTATTCTTAAAACAAATGGAAAAGAAATGCTAACAGGAGCATCTGATGGATTTCCATTAAGCGAAGACGAAAAAAAAGAAGCTCAAAGATTAATGAACAATCGCTATGGTCTTTCAAGCACTAGGAGCAGAAGCATTGTTACAAAAGCAAATTTAACCTGGAAGTCATTACATATCGCCGTTAGGGACCTTGGTTTAGACGAGTCTGTTAAAGTTGATGGTAATATTATTTATACAGCATTGCATATTCCGAAAGATATTTTAAGTCTTGAAGCTAAGAAGACAACTTATAATAACTTTAAAGAATCTATGGTTTCATATATTCAAAATGAAACACAATCAACGTTAGATGCTTTTTGCGAAGTAATAAATACTTCTAGCTCTGATAAAAAATGGAAATTGAAAGGCGCTTATAATCATTTACCTGTAATGCAATACATAATGTTAGAGCGTTATGATGTTGTAAAAAAACAAGGAGATGCTTTAAAATCGTTATTAGATAATGGAGTTCCTAATGATATTGCTTTAGAAATGTGTGGAATGGATAAGACAATAAAATTAACGCAACCAAAAGTACAAAAACCAACTTCAAATAACGATACACAAAATGCCTTGTAAAAGTTGTAACGATAGGTGGAGAATAATAATTGCTAATCAAGAAAAAAATAATATTATGAAAAAAGATTCAAAAGAAAAAGACTTAGAAGTTTTTGAAAGCAATATTTATGCTGAAGAAAAAAAAGTGCTTGAGTCTAAGCCTAATATCAATAAAATTATTGAAGATAGGAGAAAAGCTTTAGAAAACGGAAAAATAATTAAAAAATAAGAACCATGGCAGAAAAAGTAGTAGCTACTAAAGTAGAGCAAGTAGTTTCTGAAGTTGCAGAAACTAATATAAATGAGTGTGGATGTATAATCAAACCAATCGAAGAGATTATTACAACAAAACAACCAGAAGTTGAAATTGCTGAAGAAAAAGAAAAATAATAAAATGAATAAATTAGTTATACCTAAATTTGATACTCAAAAAGAGTTAGTTGCTTTCTTAATTGAAAACGAACATTCATTGATAGCTCAAAAATGTTCAGCTATTAAATTCGCGGATGGTTTCGAGGCATTTTCAACTGTTTTAAAAAACAAAATTGACGGAGTAACTAAATCAGAGCAAAACTCTAATCCTGACGAAATAACAGTTAAGGTTGTAATCAATACTACTGGAATAATGGATTCTCACGGCGATGTTCATATTAAAGGTTTATGGAATAAATCTTTAAAAGAAAATAAACGCATAATGATGCTGCAAGAACATAAATCAAATCAGTTTGATAAAATAATTGCAACAGGTGACGACCTTAAAGCTTCAACTAAAACGTATTCATGGAAAGACCTCGGATATGATATAGAAGGCGAAACAGAAGCATTAGTATTTGAAGCTAAAGTTAAAAAGAACCGTAATCATTTTATGTTTGAGCAATACAAACAAGGTTATGTTGATAATCATTCTGTAGGTATGCAATATGTTAAATTGCGTATGGCTGTAAATGATAAAGACTACGAAAAAGGAAAAGAAACTTGGGACCAATATATTGACCAAGTAGCTAATAAAGCCGAAGCTGAAAAACAAGGTTATTTTTGGGCTGTACTTGAAGCTAAAGCTATTGAAGGTTCAGCTGTTCCAAATGGCTCAAATCCAATAACGCCTACTCTAAGCGTAAAAAATGAAGGCGTGTTTGCGGGAGACGAAAAAAAAATGATGGCTATTAAAGCCTTTCTTAAGATAAACTAGCCGGGTGACCACTAGCAAATTGAATGCAGCCGACCAGAAGTCACTGTTTTAAAAAATAATATTAACATTTAATCCAAAAAAAAATGGACAAAGAACTTTTAGAAGCTTTAGAAGCGAAATTTGCAACGCTTCAAACACATCTTAAAGAAGCCCAAGATAGCGGAGCTAGCAAAGAAGAAGTTTTAAACCTTCACGCAGCTATCAAAACGCAAGGCGAGGCCTTGAGTGATTTTATTGAATCTCAGCAAAATAAGGTTGTAACATCTTATGCTGAGCAGTTTTCAGCTTTCATCACTGAAAACAAAGAAAAATTAAAGAATATTCTTCAAGACAAAGCAGGCGTAATTGAATTTGTGCCAAAAGCAGTAGGAGCAATTGCCACTACTTCAGGAGGAGATGGTGTAATCGTTCCGCCAAAAAACATGAACACTCAAGCAGGCGGGTTTAATTTCCGTAATGATGACGAGTTGGTTAACCTTGCGACAGTTACCAACACTAATTCAGCTACATATTCATACACTGAATATGTTTCTAAGGACGGTAACTATGCTTTTGTAGCAGAAGGTACTGCTAAACCGCAAATTGACTTTACTTGGCAAAACCGCTATGCTGAGCCTTTAAAAATTGCTGCTTACGAAGTATTGACTGAAGAGTCGGTAACTGATATTCCACGTTTAGAGTCTACAGCTAGAGAATATTTGTTTAAAAAACACGGATTGAAAAAAGCAGACTCTATTTACTTCGGAGCAGGTACAACAGGTATTGCAAAAGGGGCAACTGTTTATGGCCGCGCATTTGCAGGGGCAGGAATGACTGGTAAAGTTGTTACTCCAAACTTCATGGATGTAGTAAACGCTTGTATCACAGACATTTACAGAACGCATAATTATACAGATGAAATTCCGTATATGGCAAACCTTGTTTTAGTTAATCCAATAGACTTTTTTATTGAACTTGTTTCAGCTAAAGACGCTAATGGATTACCGTTGTATCCGCAAGCTAGCTTGTTTAATCAAGTTAACATTGGCGGAGTTACAATTAAGCCGTGGGAAAAAGTAGCGTTAGGTAAAATTTTCGTTGCAGATATGAAAAAGTATAATGTAGCAAATTATGTTCCATTTACTATTCGTATTGGATGGATTAATGACCAATTCATTACTAACCAATTTACAATGTTAGGTGAATCACGTTTCTTTTCTTATGTTAAGAAATTAGACGAGCAAGCGTTTATTTACGACACAATTGCAACTGTAAAAGCCGCAATAGCTAAACCGTAATAACAACTTAGTTGTAAACAAAAACCTAAGCATAATGATAATAGACAACACATATTTTGTAAACGAAATCTTTATACCGCATGCAAAACCATCTATAACAGACGATGTAGTAGCGGTGCCTCAAGACATAACGTCGTTTATAGATACGTACTCTGTCGAGTGTCTTTCATTGTGCTTAGGATTTGCTTTATTTAAAGAATTTTCAGAGCAGCTTGCTAAAGAACAAGAAAACGGCTTAAAAGCAACGGCTGATGAAAAATGGGATAAATTACTTAACGGAACAGAGTATACGCTTCTAAATGGCGAATTAGCATATTGGAAAGGAATACGTTCTCAAACAGGAGAAGTTTATAATAAATCTTTTTTAGCTGACTATGTTTATTATTTTTATGAAAAAAACGATGATGACAATAGAGTTGGAATTGGTAATGTTAAACAATCAGGTAAGAACGTTGTTTTAGTTAGTAAAGCGCCAAAGGTTATTGCCGCTTGGCGAAGATTTTCAAAAGCTGTTCAAGGAGATTCTAGTTTTCCGTCAATATACACAATGCAATCTTTTATAGAAAACGTATGTGGATTAGGAATAGATTGGATGCAACAGGAAGAAATTAGTTTGTATAAATTTATAAATGATACTAACACGAATACTCCTGATACATATAAAAATTTTAAACCTTTCGTATTTACAAATGCTAATCAATTTGGACTATGATAACAGAAAGCATGATAGTTATTGAAAATAGACTTTCAGAAATTTTTGAATATCTACCAATGTTAGCAAATTCAAAAGAAGATTTGTTTAAACATACTTTTATGTATGGCGACCAAAAACAATTATTAGACTTTTTAAAGCAAAATAGTTCAGGTCAAAGCAACTACCCATTAATATGGTTAGTATATCCGTACACTGAAAAACACACTAGAAGTCAAGTTGAGTTTTCAAACTTAAGCTTAGTTTTAGCTGTTGAAACAAACAGTGTAATGTTGAACAGCCAAAGAATGAAAGAAACTTATGCTAAAGTGTTAATGCCTCTATTCGATAACATAAAAAAATGTTTTAACAAAGCTAATATAGCAAACATTCTTGATGAGTATGAAGTAGTTAAATTTCCAAATTACAGCGACCAAGGGGACGAAGAAAATGTTGCTCCTTATGTTTGGGACGCATTAAAAGTAACTTTTGACGGTAAATTAAATAGCAACTGTTTACAACCAATAATTTTTTAAAAACACAATTATAAAAAAACATTATGAGTACATTAGCGCAAATAGCAGATAAAAATCCTAACTGCAACGGAGCTTCCGCTGACACAGGCACATTAGGTTGCCAAATAGAATTTGGCACGCCTTTACACGCAATTGCAACAAGAAAAGGAACTGTTGTTCCTAAAGACACTTTGTTTGATAAAGTTTACATAGACACTCAGGTGCAGTTAGGTATTTTTATACCTTTGACTGAAGCTGATTCTTTTGAGGAAATGTCTTCAGAAGATAGTTTTAATACAAACACAAGAGGAGTTGATAGGTTGTCTGTTTTAGGTTTACCTAAATACAAATTGACTTATCAACAAGGACATCAATTCTACAAACAAATAGCTAGATTAACTTCATTTAAATCTATGGATTTTATATTTGGAGATGATTCAGGTAACTGGAAATTAGCCGTAAACGCTGATGGAGATTTTACTGGTTTTTCAGTAGGGCAAGTTACAGCTATGATGGGTAAAACAAAAGTTCAAGGTGGTGACCCTGAAAGCAAATCTATTGTTGTTCAAATGCTTGACCGTGACCAATGGGATAAAAATTATGCTATATTAGGCCGCGCGTCATTGACATTTTCTCCTGGAGATATTGACGGAATAAATGGTATAGAAATTACCTTAGGGCCAATAACTCCCGGAGCAACTACACTTTCTATTAATGCTGCTTTAGCATCTGATAGAATTACTCCTGTTTCAGGATTAGTTCTTGCTGATTTTTTAACAACTGCTGATGGTGCTAAAGTAGTAGCGACAGCAGCTGTTGAAGATTCGGCTGTAGATGGCAAATACACTATAACAGTACCAGCAATGGTAGCTGCTAAAAAAATAGTTGTATCAACATATGATGACACTACAAAAACGTTGGCTATACTTTCAGCCGGAATATTATTTAGAGGAACATCAAATACTGTTATTACTGCAGACCCGCCTGTTCCGGCTCCAGTAATGACAAGCCCTAATACTATAGCTGTAACATCAGGTGTTGCTAGAACGTTCCAAATTACAGGAACAAACTCTCCGACAAGTTTTGGTATTACAGGGTCAAACGCGCTACCTAGTGGAGCTAGTATTAATACCGCTACTGGTTTAATTAGTTTCACAACAGGAACTATCGTAGGGGTGTATCCTATTCAAATTGTTATCTTTAACTCAGGTAATTTCTCAAGTCCGCAAACAATAACAATTACAGTAAGCTAATTACAGCGGCATAAATTAATAGGGGCCTTTGGGTCCCTTTTATACTTTAGTTATGACTTTAGAAAACTACGTGTCAAAGCTAAACGAGCTTAAGACTAATCTACCTAAAGAAGTAGATAAAATATTAATTAAAAATGAAAAAGTAATTTTAACAATGCTTAAGTTTAGATTATTTACTTTTGGTACAGATGGAAATTACGACAAACTAGAAGGTTATAGTAAAAAAACAATTGCTATTAAAAAGAAAAATAATCAAAAAACAAACATAACAACATTAAGAGACCAAGGTAATTTTTACGCTGGAATGTATTTAGAAGTAGAAAGCGGTAAAATTTTAATATCTTCAAAAGATAGAAAAACAGGTTTAATAGCAGAAAAATACGGACCAAGTATATTCGAATTAACTTATAAACAACAGGCGGATATTATTTCAAATATAATAGAGCCTGAATTACAAAAATTAATTGATTTTTCTATTAAAGATTTTAACATATCTTTGTGACTTAATTTCATTTTTACATACATTTTCTTAGTCCTGCATCAAACCCGGGTTGAAATAAGCGCTTTTAAAGAGAGTTTTTTTCAATTACGGGTTTTTATATTTAAAATAATTTTTAATCAAAATTTGACTATTTAAAACGTCGTCCGGAGTCAACTAGCAATAATTATATTATATTATTATGGAATTTCATAAAACATGTAAAACTTTAAGTATATATTCATTTAGTGAAATATTAAAGACTAATGATTTAAGATTTCTTATAAAAGAATATAACGAATATGACGAAAAAGAAATTAAGTTGTTTGGTAGCGAACTGAACGAGGCTAAGGAAATTTTTAAAGATATTGTGTACGAATATTCTGAGTTAACAGTAAATAAATCAGTACTTCAAAATTACTTATCTCAGATAAATATTGAAAAAGAAGAATTTAGATATAATATAACAGAAAAAATATTAAACTTTTATGCCGAGTCAGGAAGTTTAGAAATTTTAGAAACGTTAAATAAGCTTGATTGGAACATAAATTTAGAAGGAGATTTGAATAAGCAAATTGAAACTATAGTTGCTTCAATGAAAAGATTTAACACAAAGATAAATGTACTTAAGCTAAAATATAAAGAAAAGTTTGAAAATAAGAAAAACAAAAATGAAGACTCTATTGATACTAATCTTGATTATGAAGCAATATCACTAGAGATAGCATTAAAAATATCTTATTCAATAAACACAAAAGAAACTTCTGTTGCTAAATGGATTAGTATGTGGAATGTGGCAGAAAAAATCAATAAAAAAACTAAGTAACAAACCACCAACAAACTTAAATTAAAGACGCAAAATGGCTCAAGCTAGAATAGATACTAAAGACGCTATAAAAGAGATTAATAATCTTATAAACGAATTTAATTTATTAATTAAAGCGACAGGCGACGTGTCTACTATATCTAAGGCTAATTTTAGAAAAGTAGAAACGGCTTTAGCCGCGCTTAAAACAGTTTCTTCTAAAGCTAATTCTTCTTTTAATAAAATGACGGCATCACAAAGAGCAGCTAGTTTAGAAGCTCAAAGATTAGCAACCGCGTTAGAAAAAAGCAGAGCTTCAACTCGGTCTGTTAACGCTGAGACAACAAATTTAATTAGAGCAACAAATGCGGCTGCAGTCTCTGCTAAAGGACTTGGTTCAGCGTCTACTAAAAACGTAAGCATATTTAAAACATTAGTTGGTTCAGCAAGCTCGCTAATTGGCGCTTTTGGAGTTTTAGGAGGCATACAATTGTTTGCGGCTATACTTAAAAATGCTTATGAATTAAATAAGAAATTTGACTCGTTATCTTTTACGTTAAAAACAATAGTAAAAGATAGTTTTGACGTAGCGGCGTCTCAAAGATTTATATTAGATATTACTAAATCATTTGGGGTTGAATTAGTTTCTACAACAGAAAGATGGATTAAGTTTCTAGCGGCTGCAAAACAGTCTGGTGTTACATTAAAAGATACTGAACAAATATTTTATTCTGTTACGAAAGCCGCGTCAACATTAGGGTTAACTAAAGATGATTTAAACAGTGTTTATTTAGCTTTAGAACAAATGATGTCTAAAGGCAAAGTAACAACAGAAGAATTACGTAGACAATTAGGTGAGCGTTTACCAGGCGCTGTAGGTATTATGGCCGCGGCTGTAGGTGTAAACGTTAATCAACTTGATGCAATGCTTAAAAAAGGCGAATTGCTCTCTGCAGAAGTTTTACCTAAATTTGCAAGAGCATTAGAGTCAGCATATGGAATTGAAACTATTGAAAATATTACTACAATAATAGCAGAGCAAAATAGAG